TGGTATCGCCGATTTTTACTGCTGCACCATCAGGCCATCTAGTGGTGCCCCAGCCGATGGTTGGCACACCGACAGGGCAAATGTATGCTACATCACTGAAACCTTCAAATTCGCGTATAAGTTTTGCTGCTGGCTCCCATGCCAATGTAGGTTTTGGCGCTGGGTCACTGCGGAATTTGCTTAGAAATTCTTGCTGCTCATCTGGCGCTAGTAGCTCCCATGCCCAGTTCCATGCCGCCATTTGGTGCGGGAGCGGCGCAGGTCTGCTGGTGGCACCTGCTGCCTTTACGAAATTGCTCACTTTTTAACCAGTGGCGTGATGATGCCAGCAAGCAATTCAATCGCTCGATACAGCTTCACAAACAGCGCGGTGTAACGGCCTAGCCTATCGTTGTCTTTTGGCGTTGGTGTCAGGTTTACCACTGCCACGGCTGTAGCGTGTACGCCGATTGCGGCGGCTGTATATGAAGCGATGGATTCAGGAGTGATAATCATGGCAGTAGTTAACGCACCTCTAGTTTACTGACGCGGTTTTCCACTTGATTAAGGCGCTGGAACATCTCGCGATTTGTTTCTTTTATATCCGTGTGTAGTGTTTCAAGGCTTGTGGCAATATGCTCCACGGCGCTGGTGAGGCGCACGATAGCGGCAGATGCCTCCTCATTCCTACGGCTGTAGCCAAATATCCCCATCGCCGCCACACTGATGCTTGCACCCGCAATTGCCGCTACTAGCTCGATCATGGGCAGTAGGGGCAATGGGTCTCAACTATGCGCCTAGTCTAACGGCTGTTCTGGCCAAACCACATTCCAGGGGAATCCTTCTTGCGCTGTTACATCACGCAACTCCTGGCGATATGTTGCCCATGTAGCCCGTAGTACTGGCGCATCAGGTAGTTGGGTCCAGTCGCAATCAGCTAGGCGCTTGTTGCGATCATCGCGCACTGACTTGCCTTGCTCTGCATCTTTACTAAAGCAGTACTGCTCATACTGTTCTGCGGCGGTATGCACCACGCCGTCGGGATCGGTGTAATCGGTGAATACTGGCCCAGCGATGTAGTGTGTAAACCACTGGCCGTTGATCTCAACCACGCCGTCGCGTTGGCTGTATTGATACGGCGGGATGGTGGTAGCTTGCGGCCCTTCTAACACTGGGTCATAACCAAAACTGTCGATGATCTCGGCAGTAAGTTGTTGCGGGAATGAGGTGTTGCGGTTATCGGCGCGGAACTGCTGTTCGTTAACGACAGCTCCTGTGGTGCGGTTGCGGAGTTCCATGATGATCAGGCGATGGCGAGAAAAATAAAGCTACCGCCATTTGCGTTAATGGCGGCAGGAGCGGTAGAGCTGATTTCAAAGCCAGAACTCAGCGGGTCGATGTAGTCGGTGTTGGTTACTTCAGCGTCGGTTGAGTTCATCCAGAGGTACGGATCGTTACCGCTGACAATGCCTCTTGCGGTGTCATAAACGTACCAGTTACTGCCGCTAGCACCATCTACTCTCTTTATGAGAATAAATCTTGCGCCCGCTGTAAATCCACAATTGATTTGCTGTGTAGTCCCAGTACCGGTATAGCTTCCAATTTTGGAGACGCCTGGACATGAAGCAAAAAGGTAGGCGATGTAATTTTGCCCGGTTACATTTACATAAGTACTTGAGCCAACGGTAAATATGGATGCAGTGGGTGTAGTATTATTCCAGAAATTACTATTTTGACTAGGACCAAAAGCGTCAAACGACAGCCAATCAGTATTACCGGTAGGCGTGGAATAAATGCTCCAATTATAACTACCACTGGTTCTACTTTTAATAATCATCAACTCTGGAGTTGCACCAAGATTGTGCGAAATTGCCGTTGAGCCGCCGTCAAATGCTGATCGTGATCCCGCATAAGCCACCACGTCGAAGAAGCCGGGGGCGCGGCGGAAGAACTGATACGCATAAGTCGGACTTCCACCTCCTGAACCGATATTAAAGTTGCCAGATCCGCTGTCTGCACCAACAATAGCTCCATCCATCGTAAAAGAAGTTATTGAATCTGCCCTGTCAACTTCTGCTGCAGAATTCGACGGTTGAAGAATTACTGTAGAACCACGGAGCCGATCTGAGAATCCAAACCCGTAACCGATAGATCTAGCTGCACCAATAAATAGATCGGGACTAAAACCTACGCTTGAAATTGTTTTAGTTGATCCTGTTCCAGTGCCCGTTTGAGCACTAAACACCTTTGTCGCATCGGTTGGGGTCTTCATCGGCCCGCGACGAATTGCGATGTAGATGCACGGATAGCTAGCGCCAAAAGAGGTTTGCGTGAACCCAGTAGCTTCAAAACTGATAGCAGAAGCACCAGCAGGCTCAGCCCCGCTTGTATTTGGCCTTAAAACTTGACCGCTAGAAAAACCAGCAGGTTGTCCCATCCCGCGCATATTGTCATATATTTCCCAGTTATAAACTTGATTGTACGGTTTAATCATTATCCATTGAGGCTCCCATCCTAAATTTACAAATCCGGTGCCGCTAAACGTCCCACAACTCACGACATTATCCGTACCCGCAGTGCCAAACCCCCCTGCATCGTGCGCGAATAGGTAAGCTACAAACGTATCGCCTGCACCTGAATTAGAAGGCTCATTGAAGCCAAAATCAGTTGAGGTTGGGTTGCTTGTGCCGAACGTAGTTATGGGACTGTCTGCTGGATCTGTAGTATGTAAAAATAAGCGTGAATTAAGCCCAAGACTTCTGTGGTAGACATACCACTGACCAGTTGTGTTCAATCGCTTGATGATTATGCAACCGGGCACGGCCCCTAAATTGTGCGCTACCCGACGATTACTAGAAGAACCATTAGAGGTAAAAGTCACCACATCAAAGAACTTCGGCTGCTCGCGGAAGGTCCAGGAGCAGTAGGTGGCAGCGTTGGTGCTGTAGTCAGCGTCAGCGCCAAGAGCAAAGCCGGTAGAGCTGAAGCTGGTCAACCCGGTGGATTCAGTTGCTTCTCCTGCGGTGCTATTGGATTCCAGCGACTTAGTGGCACCTCTAGCCGTATCCGTAAACCGATGTCCTGTTGCTCCACTACGCCCTTTAATCCACGTTAATCCACCTTCACCGCTTAGATCAATCCCATTAGTTATTGTCTGCGTGCTGCCGTTGCCGGTATAAAGGAAAGTGCTGAATACATCTTCAACGTAAACCGCAGGCCCTGCGCTAACGCTAGCTGCTAATGCTTTACTGTTTAGCATCAGGCATCACCTACGCGAGCGCCATAAACTTGCGTACTAACTTTCCACAACACAATCACGGTATAGCCGGAAGTGTTCAATGTTGGTGCCGCGCCTGCATTAGTCTTCCACACTACTCCGCCACTACCCCATGTCGCATCCGTCCATGTAATCGTATAAGCAGTGCCATCATCAACCATTAGTGTGACGCTTTCACCAGCAACCATGTTGGTGCATTTTGGTGTGCGGCTAGCACCAAGCGTTATCAATTGAATGCTGCCATTACCGGGATCAACTTCAAACGCAGCGCCATCAGTAATAGTAAATATATCCTCAAGTATTGTGCCGATGATGGCAGGGTCGGTAAGTGTTTTATTGGTTAGGGTGCTAGTTGATGAGATGCTTGGTATAACAACACCTTCAACTGCTAATACACCAGCAGCACTTCTAGAAAGTGTGGTATCAGTCGCATGACCTAGTTCAATAGAGCCAGTAGTGGCAATAGTTTGAGCACCAAAATCTGGGCTGATCTTGCTACCTGCAATGGCGGCGCTGGCGTTAATGTCAGCGTTAACGATTACGCCGCTAGCAATAGCAGTAACGCCTAAGTTGCTGATTGTTACATCGCCTGTAATTGCTGTGCTAGTTGCAACGTTTGCACTGCTGCCTAATACGATATTGCCGCTGGTTAACGTCGCAAGTTTACTGTAAGCAATAGCAGCGGACGCATTCACGTCTGCATCAACAATTGTGCCATCCAGCAACATCGTGCTGGTGACAGTGCCCGTATCGCCCGTAGTTATTACCGTGCCAGAAATATTTGGCAGCGTGATTGTGCGATCAGCCGTTGGATCGACTACCGCAATAGTAGTTTCAAAAGCGTTTGCTGTAGCACCTTCAAAACTTAAGCTGCCTGTTGTACCAATCTCTAAGTTGCCTGTTATTGTGCCGCCTGTTGCGGTTAGCTTTTCTGTATCTAATTCTTCAAGTGCAGCCTGTACATTAGTAGAAGCAAGACTACCAAAAGGCGTAAATGATACCTGGTTTGCAGTTACAGTTGTAAAAGTTTGCGAGATATCAATTTCTACCCATGATGTGCCATTAGATAAGATAATATCTGGCGGGTTCAATGCTGCGTGGGGCGCATTGCCCGTAGTGACTGTACCGCCTGTAGCTACTACAACATAATATCTAGAATTACCAGCAGTCGCCGATGGTAGTGCTGTGCCAACAGTAAGGCCAATAGCAGTGCCTTCTGCGGTTACGGATGTAATAAGGCCTGTGCCACTACCTGTAGAAGCATTGAAGGTTCCGGCGAATACAATCTCGCCTACACTAATTCCAATAGGTTGATAAACGTTTCCGTCGTAGAGAAAAAGATCTTTGCTTAGCGGGTTAAAAAAGAATTGAGAAGTGTAATCTGCGGTTGGTTGAGTATCACTAATTTTGCAAACGGAATAATTGGCTAATTTTGCGCCTGTGACCGTATTGGCTGCAATGCGAGCAATATCTAAACTGCCGCTTGTAATCTGTGTTGCAGCAAGGTTTGGAATATCAGCAGCAACTAATGCGCTGCCGCCAGTTGCTATGCCTTTGGAGTTAAATGTTGCTTTTGTGTAGGTGCCAGCAGTAAGGCCGCCTTGTGTTGCTAGTGATATTGTGCCAGTGCTAATACCAAAATCACTACCTGCAATAACACCGCCTAATACTGCATTAGTAGCAGCGCTAACATTCAAAATGCCGCTGCCGTCTACCGTTAACCCAGTGCCTGGCCTGACACCACCGATAACGCCACTGGTAGCAACAGGTAAATTAGCGCCAGTCAATGCCGTTGTAGCCGTTATATGACCTTGCGCATCAAACGTGATCCCGCTTGTGGTGCCAGCGGTAATGCTATTGGTGTGGTTTAATACGCCGCCACCGGTAACACTTAAGCCAGTGCCTGGCGACATTGCCCCGACGGTGCCAGATACCGCAATTGGCAAATCGCCCGATGCAATCGCAGTGCCAACGGTTACGTGGCCTTTGGTATCAACCGTCAGCTTTGTGTACGTGCCAGCCGTGACGCCGCTGGGCGCATGTTCAAGGCTGCCAGTAGAAGCATTACGAACAATCGGGCTAGTGGGTGCTACCAGTTGCAGGTTGCTGCTGCTAACTGTTATGCCACCTGTAGCTGGGATGGTGCTGGTGTCAAACTTGGCGGCAGTTACGGTGGCATTGGTAAGGCTGGTGCCACTAATGCCGCTGAAATTTACCTTTGCTGCTGGTATTGATGCGTCGTCTACTAATCCAGCGCCTTGCTGTACTAAATTTTTAACTGTAATTTTCTTGGTGTCACTACCTGCGATAGAATATACAGGCAATACATCCGCTGCTGCTGGTGCTGTTTCAGCGCTTAGCTGATCTATCCGCTGGTTAGCCATTAAAGCTCCTCTCCGAGTTCTAGAATGTCACCATCAGCGGTGCTTAGAACCAGTCTATCACCCGCAGAGTTGAGCAACAGGTCAGCCCAGGTAACAGTTTGCACTCGTAGCTTGATTTCACCAGTAGTAACAAATGTAAATCGGCTTTCAATTATGTCGCCAACAGTGCATTGAATGGCCGCATTAGTCATCACACCGCTGATTTCATACCAAACAGAATCATTGCTAGCATTAGCACCTTGCGCTTGACCTTCAGTTAAGATATAAAGATTAGCCTTGAAATCACTGCCAAATTGTTGCCGCAATAATAGGTTATGCAAATACACTGCAATCTCAGTCTGGCCTGTAGTTGCATAATCAAAAATACAGTCGATACTACCGGAACCCGTGATCAAAGTGCTGTATTGATTTCTAAATTCATCACCTAAACTAGAAGTATCTACAGCCTCGCGATCAGTTGATAATTCAAACCGTATAATATTTGCTAATAACCTTGGCACTGAATTAAGGATTTTGCAACTTACCACAATAGCAGCGCCAGGTGTAGCTAACGCAACTCTATTGTTTGATGTGCCAGCCACCGCATCGGAATATGTAGGATATAAGCGCAAGCCACCGAGCTGGTCTACATTAACAAACCAATTGCCTCTTGTGTACGCATAGCCCGATACAAATGAAAGTGTGGATGCACTGCTAAATTCTACAAAATCACCTGTCACAAACGCACCAAAACTAAAGTCAAAGCTAAACATGCCTTTGGCGGTATTAACATCCGCAGGCGTTATAGTCCCTGCAATTACATCATCGCTATCCCGAATAAGCTCTATATTACCTGCATTACCTAGATATAGTGTCATAACACAACACCTGTTGGCGCACCAGTAAATTGGAACTGGATGCTAGCCTGCATCACCTCACCGACGGCACAACTTAATTCTGCACTGGTAATAATGCAACTGCCTTGAATAAGCTTGGTG